CCTTTCATGAGATACTTGTTAGTGAGCTCCGTTTTGTACTCAAAAAAGTCCTCTTTAGCTTTTTGAATGATGTAGCTCTTAGCTGTTTGCCCTAATGCCTCCCCCTTAGTCCTGGAGGAGGTCATTAGCTTACCTAGTTGTGATGCTCTGAATTTCATAGCTGTTGTATTTCGTGTTTAACTTCTTCCCAATAATTAATGTACCATGTAACCGTTGAAAAGTCATCTGATGTAGATTGGTCGTTTCTGTAATCACCAACATCGTGGAGACCTAAATTCAAAATCTCATCAACTGCAATCAATGCACATTGTTGAGCGCAATAATCATCTACTGTTATTTCAAAATTTCTCATGAATAACTGCTGTGCTTTATCTTTTGGTGTCATAGCTGCCCCTCCTGCTCTTTAGATAGGTTGTAAGTGGCTTTCAACTCATCAATGGAGTATCTACCCTCTGCAATAGCTTTTAATGCTTTACCGAACTTGTCAGCGTCTAGTGTTGGCTTTGCCTTGGGTGCTCTGCTTGCCTCATGACCATCATCATCTACTGCCTGCAGGGATAGCAAAGATACTAGCGTATATCTACGGAAGTAAGTAATGGCACCACCTAGCTTCTGTGCATCAGTGATGGGAGGTAAAGTCATGAATGAATCAAATCTATCACCATTCTCAACATCAACCACTATAGTGTACACCTTATCATCCTTTACAGGCTGAATCAATAGCAGGCCATGATCAAGTAGAATAGGCTCCACCGTATCAATGATGCTGTTAATATCTGCATAGTTTCGCTTTAGATGGGGATTGGTTGCATTCTTAATGACCTTACCCATTGACTGCTTAGCTAAATGCAGTTTTTGATAGATGTTTAGTGCTGTTTTAGCCTCGTCAGCTTGAGGGGTCTTTCTAACTGTTGCCATTTTTTAAGGGTTTAATTTTAACAAATATACAAATAAATTAATTCACTCATAAAAATTGTAATAAAAATTTACACTCAGTGCAAAAATATATTGTATCACCTGTGAGTAGATTTGTTTTAATTACATCAAAACCCTCATAATCATCCAGGATAAACTCATAATCTCTACTTATCCAAAACTTCATTCCTAATTCTTTGAGCTGTTCAGGGGTGAATGATAATTCATCCATCATTCTATCTAGTATGTCAGTATCTAGTTGCATGACTGTATGAATTGATTATACCACTCAACAAAACTATCAAAATCCTTAGCTATTATATAGGTACCTCCTGCTCTCTCAATGTTCTCCTGGTATCTCTTCTGTGCATCAGACTGCCTATCCTTACCAATCTTGACCTCTATCTTAACTGAACGGCCCTTAATGGTAGCAGATATATCAGCACTACCTGCAGTGCTGGTTCCTTTGGTCCATGTTACTCCTATCACCTTACCGGCTGTAGTCTTTTTTTCTCTTGCTGTTCCCATGGTGTTGATGCGTTCCGCTTGGTAGCCATGGTAGTTAATATAATCACAGATTGCTTTGGTTAGGCCGTTGGCCGTTGAGTCTTTGTACATAGTTTTGGGGATATAGTCAGGTGGGTAATTGGGATGGGTCTCTGCATAGCGTTGTAATTTTAACTCATGCATTAACAATTTATATTCTTTTTTCATCTTATAGGTTATTTTTTTCATTCATATATTTGATGATTTGTGCTTTAACCATTCCAAAGAACTTTGGTTGAAATTCTCTAGCTTGTTGTATTCGTTTGTCTTTTTCTCTAAGCTCTGTTCTAATTCTTTCAATAGCATCGTGTTGAGCTTGTATATGCTCCGTAGCTCTTTTAATTCTGGATTGTGTTCCAAGATATAGTCCTGCAATGTTTGTTGGTTTTTGAAAATCGGTTTCATACTTTGCTTCAAATGTTAAAATTTTATATTGTTGAATTTTTGCTATATCCTCTTGGCTTTTTTTATGTGTGTACCATACCTCAATAATACACAAGATGTTACCCTCATCATCCAAAAACAAACAATCAGGTATCATGGAGTAGTTAGGTATCTCTTGCTTTATTCTATAGGCAGCTTCATGCTCAAGTAATACCTCAGATGCTTCAATAATTTCACTATCTAACTCAAAACATTTAGTTTCTTGCAGATAGTATTGGCAATCTTTATGAAAGGACCTATTGGCATCAATGACTACACCTGGCATACATCGAAAGTGAGCCCGTTGTTTTTCACCTTTGGCAGGGTATACTTCATATTCTTTACCACCATCTACCCAATAGCATTTATCTCCTGTTTTAATTTCAGGATCATTCACGTTGTATAGCTTACCATCTTTGTAAGCATACTGTATTTTTAACTCACTCATCTTTCGTTAATTCAAAGTATCTGCCATGGTGGTCCTTGTTTTTGGTGTACTTGTATCCCTTGTAAAGTGCATACACTTGCACCCATTTTATAAACTTCCTGCTGTCTAGGTCCTTGAAGCCATTGGTATCTGATTGGAATGACTCAGTACAGGACTTGTTGTAGTGTCTTACATCTATTGCTATATTCCCATCCATCACAAAGTCATAGAACTCCTTGCATGTGTTTTGGATGAACCTCTTTGCATCCGCATTGATGGAGATACTCCTAACCAATCCATTCTGCAGGTACATTTGCAGGTTACTCAGCATGTAGTTATCAAAATGAGCCCATTCATCCTTTGACCATTCATCAAATAGTAGCTTGCCGTATTCATCCTGGGGATTGCGTTGACTATTGAAGTACTGAAAGAACTCTATCTCATGCCTCCTGCGGTCATGGGATGTTCCTGCTCCACTAATCACATAGTTGGTAGTGATAACAATCTTAGGGCTCCGCTCAAATGGGATGTATATCTCATCCTTATTCTTTCTGTTAACCGGTATCCCCTCAGTGATTAGTGAGAACAACTGCTCAAAGTCAAAGTGCTTTTTAACATCATCAAATGCTAGCACCTGAGTGTCCATGTTGACCCTCTGATACACAAAGTCATTCTTAGATGGGTTGTATGCCTTGCCATCTATCTTTATAATCTTGCGGATATTCCCGATGGCTGTCAACATCAAGCTCTTACCACTGCCTCCGTTAGGGTTATCATCAATCTCTTGGTCATTAAAGATAATTGCCTTTTGGTCAGTCTTATCTTTGAACGTGTGGATGAGGTACCCAAGGGTTGACTCCATTGCCTTAATCCGTTCACTATCCTGGGCAGATACCTTGTGTACAAAATCCTGAAAATTGTTATCATGAGATGGCAGTCGTGTAAAGTTTCTTTTAATGATTTGTTCTTTCCAAATGTACCCATCAATATCAATGTAGCTCAGTAGCTCTACCTTGTCCTTGGTTACCTGGACCACCCCATTGTTGAATGGAATATAACTAACATACCTGCTGTCCTGTAGTATTCGCATCTCAATGGACTCAAGCATGTTCAGGTGTGACTCAGTGAAGAGCTGAGCACTCTTAGCACAGTGATTGTACACGTCAAGCTCACCCTTAGCAAGGCAGTACTTGAGTACAAAGTCCTTTATCAGCTCCACTGAGCTCTCAGATACCTTGTTCTCTTCAATGTACACATAGGTAGGCTTGTTACTCCGTTCAGGATAGTACTTAGCAAAGCCATGCTTGTGCAGAAAGATAGCATAGTCATGCGGCACGATAGTAATTTTCTTACCATCTGCTTGCCAAAACACATCATCACTATTCTGAACCTCCTCTTTTACTGACTCAATGATACTACCACTAACACCTAACTGCTTTTGGATGTCTTCATCCTTGACCCCCTCCTTAAGTTTGACCTTTACCTTGTTAACGGTGTAGGTATCTTCAAAGTATTTAGTGTTAAAATTGCTACTCTTGTATGCATTCTCTACGGTGTAATTGATTTCATTAGCTGTAAAGTCCTCCTGTGCATATTGGAGCAGGTAGTTTTTAGCAGCATACTTATCCACCCCATACTCACACATGGTACAGGCCACCTTAAAGGTCCAATTGTTTCTGCCCTCTTCAAACTTACCATGGTTAAACTTCAAAATTAACTCAATGATACGGTCCTCATTAGCAATGGGGAGTACTGCAATCTTCTCAGACTTGTGGTAGCCTTTATCATCGGTGATACCTGGGAACACCTCGCAAAACTCATTGAGGTATGCATCCGGATCGTATGACTCAAAGCATACCCTTGACACATTGCTGTTGGCTACATCAAAATAATCACTTTGAATGTACTCTTTGTATGCTTCAAACCTCCTCTTGTGTTCAAACTTGTCAGACTCAGGTGTACGGATAACTACCTTAAGTCCATTACCTGATGGAGAAGTGAACATGATGTACACATACGGGCAATCCATTAACCTCTTGCGTTCTGCTGCCATGGTCTTAGCATCAGGGTACTTGTCAAAGTCCAGGACACAAAGACCTGAGTGCTTTATCAGCCCATCATCTTTGCGTTCAGAGAATATACCATTGAACATGATGGCCTTGAGTTGCATCTTGCTGTCAGTGTCACCTGCTCGGAGTTTCTTAATCTTACTAATCAGCTCGGGGTTTCCTTGCTTTATTCTGTTGTACACTTCTATTGCCTCAAGTGTGAAAGGTGTCTCTTTGGAGTTAAACAAGCTCCTGAAGACTGATATTTTAGGGTTGAACATAGGTTGCAAATATAAATAAAAGACGATAAAAGACAATTTGTGACGATGTTTTTATTTTATCGTCACGGCTATAAACTAATGTGGTATTGGTTTTCAGCTAAAGCGTGACGATAAGACGATAAATTTTCCAAAACGCAAACTTTTTTAGTGCTCTATTTTTTAAGGACCCTATATAAGAGAACCGTCACATCGTCCCACTGTCACAAAAAAGAGGGAGCCTAGACCCCCTCCCCCATATTAACCCTTAAAAAATTATGGTCCTCAAAGATAGATACAATCTCGGATGTAGTCATCTTGTCTTGGAACTTTGTTAATAACTTTGGAGGGATATTACCTGTGATTGTGACCCTTGCCTCTTCGTCACACATCGGCATAACACTGACATCAAAGATGTTTATATCGTCACGCTTTTGCTTAATTAGCTCAGGCAATGGGTGAATATATTTCATGTACCTCTCATCTTTTTTGCTATACCAATACTGATGCTCTTTCATTCCATGAATAACAGAGCTGTGGTCTCGGTTGAAAAATTTACCGATCATGCTGTATGTCATGTGCCGGTAGTTGTACATATAGTTGTACAGGTAGTACCTCTTGTAGGCAGATGTTTCTATCCTGCTCGGGGTGTTCAGTTGGTAGTCCAGGATGATATTCACCAGGTCCTCATTCTGTAGCTGTGTGAGCTTGAATACTGTCTCATCTATTTCTCCTCTCATGTTTTCTCTATAAAGTATTTATTAAACTTATCTCTCTTTACTTGCAGGTCTAGCTTCATAAACAGCTGTAGGTATCTGTATGCTGTGCGTTCACTTGTTCCAAGGTACCTAGCCATCCCCATCACTGTCCTGGGCTTTTCCTGTAGCAATTGCAGGAGCCTTAGCACCCTGTATATTTTGTGTTGGTTCATGCTTCCAATCTCTTAGGGTCATTAACTCCTTTGAACAGGTTGCTTGTAGTGGCAATCATGCCGGTTGCTTTCATAAAGTCAACCTCAGCCTTAGCACTGTTAATCACAGAGTTGGATAGGTTAGATATTGCCTGTGCCTTTTCTACCTCAGTAGCAAGTTGTTCAGGTGTTAGCTCATCATCATTTAATCTCTCGAGTGCTGCAAAGAGGTGATCACGTAGATCATTCATTCCATTTCTAGCCATTTTGTTTGTTTTTTATGTGTTTGTTTAATTTAGCTTTAAGTCTGATTACTTTTTTCAGGTCATCAGGGAACCTGTGTAGTGTGTTACGGTTAGCATTCTCAGCCATTGGAATGCACTCAAGGTTAGATAGATCTAAGTTCATGGTGTTACCATCAATAAACCGTACAATGTGCTTTGCAGGGATGGGTCCATTGGCCTGTTCCCACATCCATCTATGAGTTAGCACCCATTTGCTATCTGCTAGCTTGCTGTAGTAGTACAATCTACCGCTAGTATCTTTGCGTATGCTCATGGCATTGTCCTCTTTGGTGTTGTGAGGCTTTCTACCTGGCTTGAACATGGTCTTGGCCGCATTGGTTAGCAGTAAATTAGGACACTTTTTGCCCTCGTTCCATGGTTTACGGCCTTTCTCAAACCTTGTGGCATATCCTGCCTCCAATACCTTAGCTCTGTTAATAGCTTTCCTAACCTTTGGGTCTTTCTTTATCCCTCTTTTGTACGTTCTGTTGTATACCTGGGTAACTGTCAACCCGAGATAGTCACCTAACACCTTGGCAGGGATGTATGGGTAAAGTATTTCTAGTATCTTATCCTGTCTCATATCTTCTCAATTACAAAGTGTCCGTAAACGTGAGTACCTGCTGTCCTGAATTGGTTGAGTTGCCAATAGCAGAGTGCTTTGGTTGGGAATTCGTAGCTCTCTGAGAGCCTTTGTTCGTAGTAGTACAATAATCTATACATGAGTTCTTACATTTTAAGTATTCTAAATATAGGGAGGTATTAAAGGAGCCTCCCTTGTCTCCTGCAAATGACTGATTGGACCACCATCTAGCCATCTCTGAAATATCTCTAAACATCATACCTCCACGCATCTTCATCAAAGTCATCTTCAGGATGTTGCATATCTTCAATAAGTGTCGTCTCTTGGATACACCAAATAATCTCTTGTCCTAGCTGATTAAGTTCTACATCTGTGAGGATATAGTCAAGCTCCACCTCTCCTACTACTTCGGTTGCCATGAAGTCACTCATTTCTACATCAAAGTCCACCTCAGTAATGTTAGTGATTTCAAACTCACAGCTACCATGCACATCTTTGAAGTCAAAGTATGCTCTAAAGTTTTCTATTGTTACTTGCATATCATAAAAATTAAAAGTTGATAAATAATAATTGGAAGTGCTGCCACAAATAGGGCAGAGAAAATGTCATCAAGTAGTTTATTTTTCATCATTTAAGTTTAAGCGGGTTAATAATTCATCCATTACCATCCATTCTCTGAATGCATTTTGAGTAGCTGAATCAGTTGCACCGAATGCATCTCTCATCTCTACATAATTTGCCCATAATTCCTCGGCATACTGTTTAATTGTGTCTGTCATAACTAAATTTTTAAGTGTTAATACCTGACAAAGATATAAAAAGTTTCATATCTGCAATACATTTTGCACAAAAAAATTTAATTTTCCACAAATTTAAGATAAGGAACCCACATTATAAGGGGATAATTGTGGTGAAAATCACATAAAATTAAAGGAATAACGTGACAATCACATTATAATGGGTAATAAAAGGGATAAACTACTGCAGTTATGGGTGCTATAAGGGGATAACCTTAAGAGATATTTTTCTTTCGGGTGTAAAGATACTCCTGGTACTTAGTGAATACCAGGTGATTTATTTTGTTGTGCTTTTTACAGTCTCTACATACTATCCAATGGTGTACAGTTCCTGCAGCTGTGACCACTTTCTTATTGTACCGGTAGTTAGTACCACCACATTCAGCACATTCGTACTTATCACCGCCATGTTGCACAGCATAGTTGTGGTTAACTAAGGCATAGCTGTTAAGTTTCTCGAATACTGCCTCAAGGACCTGCACATCCATCTTGCAATAGTCAACCATCTTATCTAATGCATCCTGATCCTTGCGGAATACGATGTCTTTCCACAGGTCAAGGCCTCCTGTCTCCATCTTAGCACCTACCTTGAGGAGCTTAGCAATGTAGTCTAGTTTATTTGAGTTAAAATTGAAGTACCTTTTAGCCCATTTAAGCGTATCTATGGTCTTTGGGGATGGCATAACACCAATGCCATGAAATAAAGCCCTTGTGCGTATCCATTTAAGGTCAAACCTATCCCCATTATGAGCTACAATCTCATCAGCTTCATGCAGTACCTTGACAAACTGCTCAATCATTTTCTTATCACTCTGACTTTTGGACCATGTTAGGCTGTGTATCTCCTCCTCACCCTCCCATTTGTAGCAGATGCAGATGATTGCCCGTTCATGAATGATATCACCTGGGTTGATGGTTAGGTTGTATCCTGTTCTCCAGAACACTCCGACATTGAAAGAGGTCTCAATGTCATAAAATAGTCTTTTTCTCATCTGTTCAGTTTACTGAGTACAGCACCCCATGCTAATCTAAGAATATAAGGGATGGCAAGCCCTAGCCAAAACGGCCACCATAGTGTTCTGTACTTGACTACCTGTTCTGCCTTGGCAGTTTTGTAGATAGTTTTGCCTCGTATCTTTTCTACCTTTGTTTTGTACCTGTACTCAATCCTTGTTTGCCATCTAGTCTTAGGTACATAGATGTTATTGAACTTTATTACCGTATCGCGATACGCAATAAACTTTTCCCAAAAGATAGTATCATTCTGTACTATTGGGAATGAGTCAATGGTAGTGATGCGGATGGTGTCACTATCCTGGACCACTTGCAATCCATTCTTGAGTGCTTTCTTGTAGTGCCATTGAGCACGCTTAGGAGCTGAGCAGGATGTCGCAAATATAGTAGATACTAGCGACAAAATAATTATTGAAAGTCTCATGTACTATAGGTTTTGTAGCATTGCTATCATTCTAGGGCATGGGTAAATATCACTCTTATCTTTGCGTACACTGTTATGTGTGTAGATCCCTGCAGTACCTTTGAATGCCTCTTTGTCTATTGCAAATATCTCTGACCGGTAAGTCTTAGGAATGTCATAGGTCTCGCACAGGTACTCCACCAATTGGCGAGTGCTTTCAATCTGCTCATCCGTATATTTGTACCATAGCACATGACCCTTGTATGGCTTATCTAAGATAGTGACCATTGATGGGTCCACTACTCCCTTGACATAGTTGTAATACTTGCCATCCTTGAGCTTTAATGGGCCCCAATTGCAAATTTCAATGCCAACAGATAGCTTGTTTAGGTTAAGATACTTGAGGCCATGTACTGCAAAGTCCTGACTATCTATGCCTAGATGGTAGGCCCAATGCTTTGAGCTGAAGCACTGAACAATAGATCCTTTCTCACCCACTACAAATGCGGTTGCAATCCTATCTCCGTTGCTATTCCACCACCTAGATACAGCTACGGGGTTCCCGTTGCCTGCTGTGTGATGTAAATAGATTTGTTTCTTAGGAGACTCTTCCTCAAAGTATTGCCCCTTAGATAGGCGTTCCTGAAATATCTTGGTCGTGTCTAATTTCATCTACCTCTTTTTTAATATCCTTAGCCCTTGCAAATAGGTTTTTCATTGCCTGCCATAGGTCAAGGCCTTTCACTGCTTTGTAGTTCTCGTTTATGCTCATCACCTCAATTGATACCAGGATAAGTGCAAGTATCTTAGTGAGCATGAGCTCCACTGAGAAAAACTGTAGGATAATGTTATTTAATATGAATTTATCAATCATGTAGAACAAAATAACAGTTACCTCATACAGCAACATCTTGCTAATGATTGCACTCAACCCCCTGCTTGTGATTGGCACCTTGTGCTTAATGCTCTTCCATACTCCTGTAATGGTATCCAATACAATCACAAACCCAACTAGGAACAATAGCCCTGAGATTGGCATTAGAAATGTAGAGATAACAGCTAACAACTTAAACCAATTGGCCTGCATGGTAGCAAGTAGTATAGAGAGCTGTGTCTTCATTATAAGATAAGGATGCTGTTATTGTATCCGTTCTCAAGGAAGTTGCCACACATACCTGTACAGGTAGTTTGATATTGATTGATGCAAGAGCAATGGTTAAACATTGGTCTAAGGTCAGTGTCCATGTTAGTGGTACTGATAAAGATAGGGAACAGGTTGCGGTTAGCTAATAGCCATCTGATTAGACGCTTTTCAAAGAAACTAGCCTTTTGTGCATAGTGCTCCATGCCAAATGCCACCTCACTACGAGATACGCTTGCAGAATAATCTCCGTTTTGAGTTTGCAGTCCTTTGTTTTTTAGCTGATAGGTCAACCCAAATACTGCATCCTCTGCACTTCTCCATGCAATGACCGGCTGAATGAACTCAACTAGATCTATTTCATCCGGTGTAAGAGTTTGATTGTTGTAAGCTGTCAACATGTGATTGTAGAACGTAGTGCCCAGGATAGGCTGTATCCTTAATGCCGATTGTGTAGCAATGTATGGGGTAACATCCGTCACATCCACATTGGCTGTGATGGGGGTATTAGTTTTTAGGTAGGTTTCGGTTATGAAGTATAACATTACTGAGCAGTGTTAGTAGGTTCATCAATTGGAGGCAATGAAGCAAGAGCTCTAATTTCATTGGTAGTCATTTTCTCAAGTACTTTACCAAGTAGTGCATCACTCAAGCTATTCAATGCATCTTTTACCTTTGCAGTATCTTCATCTACCTCAACAATAGTGTCACCAATGATCTGAAAGTTATTGATTGTAAACTCCGCAGGGATGCGGGCAATAGTCAAGAGCTCTTGGAAGATAGTTGTGACCTGTTGACGTAGCTCCATTACTACATTCTTTTCAAATATCACATAAGCCTGTTTGATATCGGACCCATTGCCTAGTGCTCCTGTGGTACGAATACCCATCAAGATAGGGTCAATGGTGTGACTAAAACAAATCTGCTCAGTATTCAATGCAGATGCCTCATGGAATAGCTTATCATTGCCATTAGTAGGTAGGCTTTCAATCTTTGGAAGTTGGTCCGCTGAGTTAGCAAAGAATGCCACAGCTTTTCCTGCATTGGCTGCCCCCTTGAGGCGGTCAATAGTTTCCTTGATCATGTGTTTTTCCTCCTCAGACTGTGGTCTTTTAGGGAACATCATAGCAAAGGATGGGAACACACTATTTTGAATGTTACTTTTTGCAAAGTACGACAGTTCGCCCGAGAGAAACGCAAAATTAAGTGCCGATGTATAGGTAGGTAGTGGATAGTAGTCCTGCCCAACTGACTTAACCTCGTAGCAATATAGCTGAATTTCATCTGTACAGGTGATGTGATAAGGCTTAATAACCTCCGTATCTATCCTGGTGCTCCAAT